GATGGCATAGTTAGAGAGGCACACTTTGAGCTAGACAATCAAAGAGTTCCTCTGAATAGCTTTTACCTGTATAATGGGATAAAGTTGGATGCTCCTAGAGATCCTAATGCTCCAATTAGTTTAATTGCTAATTGTAGATGCACAGAAGCATATATTGAGGTTATAGATGAGTGAAGTAAAAAGACCAGAGAATCTTTCTTTTAAGAATGCTCCTATAGAGCTAAAAGAGGATGGGGATAAAAGATATATAGAAGCAGTTTTTTCATTATTTGACACTATAGATAGTGATAATGATGTAACTAAAGCTAATGCCTTAAGATCAGGATACACAGGCAATAAAGTGCCATTAGTCTGGAATCATGATTGGAGTAAGGTTATTGGTAGAGGAATTATAGAAACAGATAATCAAAAAGCTGTTTTTAAGGGTTATTTCTTAGATACAGAAGCAGGTAAAGAAGCCTATGAAACTGTTAAAGCTATGCAAGATATGCAACAGTTTTCTTATGGGTTTCAAGTAATGAAATCATCAAAAGGAAAGCACATAGATTCTAAAGGAGAGGAAGTTTCTGTAAGAGTGCTTGAGGATGTAAAAGTATGGGAGGTTTCTCCTGTATTAGTAGGAGCTCAACAGAACAGTTTTGTTCAAGCTCTTAAATCAGGTTTAGAGCCTTATGATGATATTGATACAGAGTTTGAGGAAATAAAAGATGATGAATGCATTGATGAGAAATATGGTAAGAAAAAATGTACTTATGGTAAAGATGGCAAATGTGCCAAAGAAAAAGATTTAAAGATTTCAAGTGAAACTGATGCAAGTATCAGTAAATCATCCCAACAGGGTATGAGGCTTGGAGAACAAGCTGTGGCTTCTCTTGAGGAGCTTAAGGCATTTACAGAGAGAATAGAGGATCTTGCTTCTCTAAGAAACTCTGAAAAAAAGACACTTAGCTCTAAATCTACAGAGATGGTATCTAAATACTTATCTGGACTAAATGCAATTTATATTAAGTTGGATGATGTCTTAGCAGAGTATGGATATGATCCTGTTAAAGATGATGAGCTATTCATTGAAGTTCAAAAGAACTTAATGGAAAATAATTAAATAGGAGAAAATAATGGCAACATTAAAAGAGATGAGAGCTGAAAAAGCTCAAAAATCAGAGGATCTTGCTAAGATATTTGATTCTGTTAAGGATATGTCTGAACTTTCATCAGATCAAAAAGAGGAAATCAAAAAAAGAAATGATGAATTAGCAGAATTATCCTCAAAAATTACTGAATTATCAGAATATGAGGAAATGAAATCTGCAAATAAAGATGATATTGAAAGCTCAAAAAAAGTTTCTGGGATGCCTGTATATGGAGAGCCAGAAGTAGATGAGCCAAAATCACTTGGACAGCAATTCTTAGATTCAAATGCTTACAAGAGCTTTGTGGATCATGGTATTAAAAATATACCTATGGAAACTAAAGCAACAGTTACAACTTCTGTATGGACTAGAGACACTATCTATCAGCAAGTTATACCTGCTATAGAGCCAGATCCAAATCCTGTATTAGATCTAGTAGATAGCATCAATACAGACCAAACAACTTACTACTTTCTCAGAGAAACAGCAACAAACAATGCTGCTGAAACTGCTGAGGGTAGTGCTGCTCCAGAGGATGCTTTCAGCTATTCAGCTGTAACAGCTCCTGTTGCAAAATTCATAACAACTTTGCCTATTACTGCAGAATTGTTAGAGGATCAAGCAGGTGCTAGAGCATACTTTGATGGCAGATTAGCTAACCATGTACTTCAAAGACTTGAAAAAGAGTTTATTGGTGGTAATGGTACTAGCCCAAATATTCAAGGTTTGTTAGGCACAACAGGTGTCAATCAAATTCAATATAATGGAACAGCTTATCCAGCAACTGTTGGTGGTAAATTAAGAGCAATCCTAGAGGGTATCAAAGACATTGAGGAAAATGGAAAACTTTTTCCAGATGCTATGATTATGTCTCCTGCTGCTTATGAAGCATTAGCAGGACAAGTTGATGGAAACAACAACTTCATGCTAGGTGCTGCTGCACAATCTGGAAGCCCAACAATTTGGGGTGTTCCTGTTGTTAAATCAACACAAATTGGAACTGCTATGAGCCAAAATGCTGATGTTCTCATTGGTAAATTTGGTGGTGGACTTGCAGTTAACCATGTATTCAGGAGAGGTATGGAATTACAAATTTCTGATTCTGCTGCTGATGGAGACTTTGGTAAAGATATTCTTACTGTTAAGGCTTCATTAAGATATGCATTGGCAACATACAAGCCACAAGCATTTACAAAAGTTGAAGGCATAGAATAAATTAAATTATGAAAGAGCAGAGCCACAGATTAGTAATGACTACTAGTGTTATGGGCTCTGCTTTTCATACAGGAGATGAAAATATGAAAATTGTAGAAAAAGAATCACAACAAGTCTGGAAATGTAACAGAACTAAAAAATTTGCACAGGGAGCTAAATCTCCTTTTGTTGCTAGTGTTCTAGTAGCAGGTATGGGAGATCCTATTCCAGATGTTAAGTTTGAAAAGAAATCAGCTAAAAAAGCTGAAACAAAAGCTGTTAAGCCTGAGGAGAACAAGTAATAAATGAGCCATGAGCAGTATGTAGATAAATCAGATGTTAAGACTTGGCTTGGACTTAGTGGAACAGGACAAGATACTAACATTGATATTGCTATAGATGCTGCATCAAGAGCTATAGATCACTATACAGGCAGAGTATTTACAATCTCTGAAGCTGTAGAGGATAGGCATTATGATTGTGAATTTGCAGATTATGCCTTTATTGATGATATTGCTACTACTACAGGCTTAGTAGTAAAAACACTAAATGAGGATGGCACAGATGACCAAACACTTGTGCTAGACACAGATTTTTATTTATATCCTCTTAATGCAGATAAACAGCATCCAAAAATGCCATTTAATAAAATAGTTATGGCTATTGAAAATGGAGGCAAAGTATTGCCAACACATTATCCAAAAGGATTAAAAATATCTGCAAAGTTTGGATTTCCTATACAACATGGGCAATCAGATACAGTTCCAGAAGCTATTAAACAAGCTACATTAATTCAAGCTAGTAGATTTTGGCAGAGGAGAATTAGCCCAATGGGATTTAGTGGTAATCCTGAAACAGGACAAGCTCCTGTAATATTCTTATCACAACTAGATCCTGATGTACAAACACTAATTAGACATTTTAAAGTTTCAACAATAACTCTTGCATCAGGTAGACCATACACAGGACTTACTGCAATTAATAATCAAAGACAGTATGGAGTATGAAACTTACACTAAATGGAGCTTTAGATCTTAGTAGATCTATAAATTCACAAACAATCTGGAATAAAAGAAGTACAGATTATTTTAATGAACTAGCTAAAGAATTAAAACAAGATTCTTTAAATGCACTAGAGAATAAGCCATCTCCTAGATCTCAAGCAGGGAGAGGCAATAAAAACACAGGTGCAACTAGGAGAAGTGTATTTACAGCTAAATTAGGTAATACAAACAGGCTAAGGATGTCTGAGGGCTTTAAATTAGCTACAGATAGACAATATGCTCCTTTTATTCATGGTAAGCCAATATATAGAGGATTTAGCCCAGTTAAGAGGACTAGACCATTTTTTCCTCCATACAAAGAGGGATCAAGTCTTGCTAAGTGGGCTAGGAGAGGACAACCTAAACTAAATCCTTTTCTAGTAGCTAGAGCAATATCTAAGAGAGGTTTAAAGATGAAGCCATTTATTGGTGGTGTAGTCTATGAGAAACAGAAAGAGATTAAAGACAGAGGGCAAGAGATGTTAGAATTGATTGCAAAAGATATTGCTAGGAGTGTTAGATAATGGCAAGTTTTTCAAGTATAAGAGCAGGATTAAAAACTAACTTAGAAACTATATCAGGATTAACTGTATATGATTATGTGCCTGATTTCTTAGAGCCACCTATAGCAATTATAGCTCCATTGAATACTCTTAATTATGATTCAACAATGGCAAGAGGTGCAGATACTTATGAAGTTCCTGTTATATTATATATAAGCAGGATAGATGCAGAAACTTCACAAGATACTGTAGATTCTTATTTAGTGGCTAGTGGAGCAAACTCTATAAAAGCAGCAATAGAAACTGATGCTACTTTGGGAGGTGCAGCTATGTCTGTTAGAGTTATAAGTGCAAGTGATTATGGAGAATATGAAGTAACACAGGGAACTAGCTTTCTTGGTGTAACATTCAATGTAGAGGTAATAGGTTAATGAAAGTAAAGATTTTAGTAGGAAGTGATTTTCCATTAAACAAAAAAGAAGTAAGAGCTGAGGCAGGAGAAGTTTTAGATTTGCCTGATAAAGTGGCTAAAGCATTAATTAAGAATAATGCAGCAATAAAGTTTGATAGTAAAATGATAAAACAAGAGGAGGAATAGTAGATGCCTACATTTAAACATGGTAAAGATGCAGTAGTGTTATTAGATAATACTAATCTTTCAACAACATTAACAGATGCAGCTTTATCACTTACAGCAGATGTTGCAGAAACTTCTACTTTTTCTACTTCCTCAAAAACTTATGTTGCAGGATTAAAAGATGGAACTGCAACACTTTCTGGATATTTTGAAAGCTCAGATCCTGATGCAGATGCAGAGTATTTAGCTCAGCTTGGAGGATCTGGATCAGCATTCTCTATTGCACCTATTGGATATACCAGAGGGAATGCTGTATCTTTTGGAACTACAATAGAAACTTCTTATGATAGATCAGCAGATGTAGGCTCAGTTGTTGCAGTAGCAGTAGCATTTCAATTTAGTGGAGATGCTCATAATGGTAAGTCTTTACTTACTCCAACTGCTGTAACAAGTACAAGTAATGAAACATCAGTTGATTTTGGAGCTGCAGGAACTAATGGTGGTGCAGGAGTTCTGCATTGTACAGCAAGTTCTGGTAGCCCAACTTTAGATGTTAAAATACAAACAAGTTCTGATAATGCTTCTTTTTCTGATTATATAACTTTTACTCAGGCAACAGGAACAACATCAGAATTAAAAACAAGTGCAAGTGCTCCTGCTAGATATGCTAGAGCAGTTCTAACCTTTGGTGGATCTGGTAGCATAACAGCAGCAGTAAGCTTTGCACAGGGATAAATTAAGGAAATAGGAGAAAGATAAATGCCAACATTTACACATGGAAAGAATGCAGCTTTTAAAATAGATGACTCTGGAGGAACATTAAGAGATATTACTGATGTTTTAACAGATGTTGCTGTTTCAAGAACTGCAGATGTAGCAGAGGTTTCAGCATTCTCTAATAGTTCTAAAGCTTATGTGGCAGGACTTAAGGATGCAACAATAACAATCTCAGGCTCTTTTGATGCAACTGTTGATGGTTACCTTAAAGGAATACTTGGTGCTGAGGGATCTTTTGAGTTCTATCCAATTGGAACTACAGGAGGAAATCCTAAGGCTTCTGGAGAATGTATCATGACAAGTTATGATAGAACTCCAGATGTAGGAGGAGCTGTTACTTTTACAGCTGCTTTTCAAGTTTCTGGAGATGTAACTGAGGGAACTGCTTAAAATAATACTTAAGTAATTCACAACAGAAAGAGGTTATCATGAAAAGACTTAGCTTAGATGATATATCTAATGCTCCATCTTTGCCAGAGAAAGAAATTGAGATACCTGAATGGGATGCAACAGTTCTAGTTACAGGCTTAACTAAAGCAGATGCAGTAGAAATCAATGAACTATCTGAGAAAGATGGTGTTAGAGATGAAGTCTTGTTTGAGAAACACCTTTTGCTAAAAGGTTTGAAAGATCCACAATTTGATGATTTAGATCAAGTTGAGGAGTTTTATAGTAAAGCTACACCTAGTATTGTAGATAAAATTCTTATAGGGATTTATAGGTGTATGGCTTGGACTAAGGAGGATCAGGCTTCAATAGCCTCTGAGTTTCCAGAATAATACAGAGTTGGCTTTTGAAT